AGCATTCATCATAACATATATTAATCTTCTTAGTTTTTTTACAGTTAATACATTTGAGTCTTGATCTATTGACTTGTCATAAAATATTGCTAATTGAGAAGCTTGATCATCTGATGAAATAGCAAAATGATCAAAATTAATAAATTGTTGTGGAATTTTAGCATAAATATAATTTCTATGCCATTCAACCCAACATGCATGCAATAATGAAGAAGTAAAATGGCAAATACCTTGCATCATATTTGATCTATTTTTCAATAAAGGTATGTAACTATCACATAGATTAGTTTTTTTATAAGGATCTTTATTTAAAAATTGATTTTTCAATGTCATTAAAGGGTCATTATCATGTTTTAAATCAGGATTTTTAATCCATTCAACGATCATTTCTGTTGGTATTTGTATTTTCTTTTGAGTTATTTCATTTAAAATTGCAGCTATCAGAGGGTGTAACCATTCAGGTAATATATGTACAAACATAGTCATAAATGTTCTCATACAAAATTGTTGAGCCCATCTTGAAGCATCAGATGAAACATTTCCTAATACTAAACCTTTTTTTGAAGTTGACATGTAATTGTTTAAATCCTGCATGAAATAATTGAAACTATCTAATTTTCTAATCCCTTTTGTCAATTTTTCCTCATCAATCTGTTCATCAATAATTCTAGCAATTGTTTCCATAATATTGATCATCATTCTAGAATTAATATCTAAAACATATATTTCTCTGGTGTTTCCTATTTGTTCTTTTGAGAATAAAGAAACTTCAATGTTGGATTCTCTTTTTTTTATTCTGTTAAGAGTAGAGAACCACCATCTATGTAAATGAATATCTTTGACATAAACATCATGACAAACACTTTCTAAACATTTCACTCTTCTTTCTTTGTTCTTTTTAGCTTGTTCTTCTGTAGTAGTAACTGTCTTATTGATTCTTATTGTTGATGATTTAGTAGTAGCAAAATCTGCCAATGACTTATTAAGTATTCTTCTAATAATCATGTCATCTAAAAATTCTTCGAAATGTCCATCAAATGTTTCATCTAATCTTTTTCTAACTAGTTTAGATCCCTCAACAACACATGCTCTAGAATATTCATGGGTTTTAAATTTATGATATTTAGGAGGTTCTTTATTGCCAATAAAATCTTGATTAATTTCTTGCAGCTTTTGTTCTTCTTCAACCATTTTTAACATCATCCTAAAGGCCTCATGGGTTTGATTCATTTCATCTTTGTTGTGATACATACAAAAGTACATGCTATTTATCACTTGATCAACAGTATTAAATTCTCTTAGAGTGACAAAAGAAAAAATGTTTCTAACACATCTAAAATTTGAATACACTTCTGTATTTTCATCTGTTTTTGTACTAGATTTAGAAGATGAATTTTCTTCTAATTCTAAGATCTCATCTTCAGTCATTAAATAAGTTGGTTTGTCTTCTTTAGAACTTTCTTCTGTGATATTTGAATTATATGAAAAACCTACTTCAGCAAAATTAGTAACCATTTCTAGTGTTATTTTTCTTAAATTTTGAAGAGTAAAACAAGTTAATCTAGATCTAATTTGTGGTTCTAAACTATCAAGAATTTTTAGAGGATTGGTGAAATTATCATTTTTGATTGATTTCATTAGCTCCATGTAAAAAAACCTTATTAATTGCAAATTAGTG